GGAAGTAAATCAAATCCTGAATTTATGTATACTGTTTATGATACTGATATGTATGGTAAAGTAATGATAGGTGATGGTGATTCTGTATTTGTTGAAATGGTAAAAGAATCTAAATCTTATAAAGATAGCATCAGTGAAAAATTAGCTACATTAATCTCTAAGGCAGAAACTAAAAATCTTTCTGAAATGCACTTTATGAATTTCTTAGGAGAATCTAAAAAGAATCAATTTAATTCTTTACCTATAGAGAAGCAAGCTATGATTGTAGAATCAATGAATTCTAAACCAATTATGTCAACTATACAGGCTGAAAATATTTGGGAATCTAATTTTATTGAAAAGAAAAGAGGGTTAGATGTTATTTCGGACATGCCAGAAAAATTCAAAGAAAAATGGAATAACCTTTCTGAATCAAGACAAAGTCAAATTATTTCAGAAGCTAGGTTCCATCCAGTTGGAAGTCAATATGGAATTAATAATTTCTGGTCAACAAGAGACTTAAGAAGTACTCAGATGATAACAGAATCTATTAATGAAAGCAGAACTGCTGCTGAGTCTGCAAACAAAAAAGAACCATTAGTAAATGAATCTTTTGCAAATGACTTGGTAAACAAAATGAAATTCAGATTAGGTAGATAATTATTTAATCTAAAAGATATTAATCGAATGGTTAAGAAGAAAAGGACCGAGGCGATTAAATAAACGGAATTGAAAAATTCCACAAATGCGAAAATAAAAATTTTAAAAAATGTACGCAAATCAATTAATCAATGAGGCTGAAGTTCAAAAGACTTGGGGCCCTATCATTGAGGAGGCTACTGGAATTACTGAAAAGTCTAAGTTATCTTGGATGTCTAAGTATTGCCATTACCATAACCTTAATGAAAGTGTATATAATACTGTACACTTAAACCCGAACATGAATGTTCAAAGTATGGGTAATGCAACATTACCAGGAAACCCTGGAGCAATGAATGCTTTCCCAGCACAAGTACAAGGATCTGGTGACAGACCTTTTTCTTTGTTACCGCTTGCAATGCAAGTAGCAGCTCAGACTGTAGGTTTAGACTTAGTACCTGTAGTACCAATGCAAGGCCCAATGGGAGTTTTAACTTACCTAGACTTTGTATATGGTGGAGGTAGAGGATCAGGGGCACCTTTAAATGGCGCTTTAGATACAACTGCTGCTCCATTACTAATTAAATTTAGTGTAGCTAATACAGATGCATCTGCTTTTGTAGTAAATGATGTTTATTATGCAGATCCAATCGCTGTTCCAACTGTAGCTCAGGCTGTAGGTGCTGCTTACGAATTAACTTACGTAGGTGCTTCAAGAATAGACGGATTACAAATATTTAGAGTAAGAGCAAATACAACAGCACTTAATACTGCTGCTGGAACTGCAGGAAACTCTGGATTCAATTATGCTCAGGGTGCTGAAACTGCTTCTGGGACTATTTACAATTCAATTATACAAGCTGGAAGATTATACGGTTTAGCAAGAGTTGGTGGTGTAAGACCTGCATTAGGTGCTGCAATTGTAGGATTCGGTATTGCTGGTACTAACGCTGTTGCTCAAGTAACTGCAACTGCTGCTGGTGGTTCTCAGTTAGGTTTAGTAAAAGCTCTAGAAGATCATATTACTGGTTTCTCTGGTAATGCTTTTCAGCCAACTAACAACCCTACTGTTGGTGGACCTGGATTTGCAACCGAGAATGCGAATGGTAATGATCCTTATCTTAGAGGTGTTGGTGAATCTACACCAGATAACGTTATGGGACTAAGCTTATTCAATAAGTCTATTGCTGCTCAAACTTTCCAAGTTGCTGCCGCTGTAACTAGAGAACAAGTTCAGGATCTGAAGCAATTCGGAATTGATGCTGTTGCTCAAGTAGAAGCTGTATTGGTAAATGAGTTAACTCAATCTATCAACAAATACATCTTGGATAGAATCTTCAGAAATGGAGCTACTAACGCTACTAACACATTAGCTGTTGATGGTTTAAACTTATCTGCTGCTTATACTACTGCTGCAGGTGCTGCTAACGTTGCAATTCCACTAGGAGCTGGAAATAATTCTAACGTTGCATTAACTGTACTTACTGTTCCAACACAAGTAGGACTAGGTGGAGAAACACAAGGATCATTACAACGTAGGTTGTATACTAAAGTTCTTGCTGCTTCTAACTTAATTGCTACAAGAGGAAGAAGAGGACCTGCTACATTCGCAGTAACTTCTGGAGAAATTGCTACGGCACTTCAAGATGTTGCAGGATTTATTGCATATCCTTTATCTAACACAATCAATCAATCTGGTGGATCTTTATATCCAATAGGTTCTTTGGCTGGGGTAACTGTTTATGTTGATCCAAACATGGCTTGGACTGACTATAGAATTGCAGTAGGTAGAAAAGGAGATGGAAATTCTCCTGGTTTAGTATTCATGCCTTACTTAATGGCTGAATCTGTTGAAACAATCGCAGAAGGAACTATGGCTCCTAAAATCGCGGTTAAATCTAGATTCGCTTTAGTAGACGCTGGATTCCACCCAGAAACTATGTATTACACAATCGGATTCAACTTCGCAGCTGGAGTTAATATCCTGTAATTAGTAAATAGTTATATTACTTATAAGAAGGGTTCGTCGAAAGGCGGACTCTTTTTTTGTCTTATATGAATTGAATATATAAAAAAATCAATAACTAGATATGAAAACCCTAAAAACATACAATCAATTTATAGCTGAATCTAATAAAGGTGTAGATGAAGGTATTACTGATATTGCAGGTATTATGAGTAATCCTATTAAATATAAAAAGATTAAAAATAATGCTAAGAAGTATCAACAGACTAAAGTCCAGGTAGCTTTAAATAATTTAGATTACGAAAAGAAAAAGGCCGCAGGAAAAGGTGAAGGTAAAGGTGATGTTCTCAAAGCCGCGAATGCTGCAAAAAATGCTGCACTAAAAGATAAGTCAACTGCTATTAGTCAAAGAATGCAAGATCTAGCTACAACGGATGCTCTTAAAAAGGTTGTAACTGTTGCAACTACAAAATCAAACCTAGCAGCAGCAGAAATTGCACTTAAGGCAGCAGATGGAGAAGAATCAAAACAACTTAAGATTAGAATTAAAAAACTAAGTATGCAAGCTGCTGATGCACAACAGGCATTAAAGGACTATGAATCTGATGATGGCAAAAACGATGAAGTTGAATTACCAGGAGAAAAAGAACAGGCGGCGAAGGCTGAAAAGGAAGCTTTAGATAAAGAAAAGGCTAAAAAGGCTAAAGAAGCTGTTGAGGCTGAGGTTACTAAAGCCGAAGCTGCATACGATAAAGTAAAAGATGGAGAAGATGAAAAGGCTAAATTACAAGCAGAGGTTACAGTTAAACAAGCACAGCAGAAAAAAGCTAAGCTTGGTGGTAATGATGAAGCATTTAAAAGTTTAGGTGATGACATTGCTGAAATAGCGAAAAAGATAAGTGCACTTGGAGAAGGCGAACCAAAGGAACCTAAAGAAGGCGAACCAAAGGAACCTAAAGAAGGCGAACCAACAGATGAGGATTCTCCAAAGGTAAAAGAAATCAAAGACAAAATTAAAGAATACAAAGGTGGTATCGAAGATTTAAAAGATAAAAAGGATAAATCATCTAAAGATAAAGTAGAAATGCTACAAACTGCTTTAAGTAAGGCAGAAGAAAATTTAGAGAAGTTATTAAAAAATGAATCTGAAAAATACATACCAGAATCTGTTTCTGAAAAGTTTAGGAGATTAATGAATAATGTATAGTGTAAGAAAAATTAATTTTGGATGGTATAAAAGGAGGCATGGAATTCTATTGGAGAATCTGCCTCCTTTAAAGAAAAAACTTTTATTGGAACATAATCATATGAAATGGTTAGATTCTGATGTAGATGCCTTTGAGGTTATATTTAAAGTTGAGGACATGAATGAACATGAAAAGAATCCTAACCGTATACTTTGGAATCCTTTCAGAGAAACTTTTACAAGTATTAAAGAATTAGAAAAAGACTCGGATTTAATAGATTGGAATTGTGGTATCTGTAAGGTTGAAATAAAATCTAGAATGGATTCTAAAAAGATCGAAAACTTTGTATGTAGTAGGTGCTCAGAGGCCCATAACTCATCAAATAAAAGGGTTGATAAAAGAATAATAAATTCATCTGTTAATTTTATTAAACACTGTAAATCTCTTTTAAAAGGTGAACAGAGAGAGTTTATGACTTATATAAGAAGATCATCTAAAGCCTAAAGCTTCTTCTATTGTTATTATAGGAAATACTTTTAAATTACTTGTAGGGCATGCATTAAAAATTTGTATGCCCTTTCCTTTTAATTCATTCTTTAAAATACTAAACCCTGGTAAGAATTGTTCTTTATAAATTTTATCAGCAGTTGCATTAACTGGATAGCCATCATGAAAATGGCTGCCTTCATTAGTTCTTCCCATATCATAGCCTAAAAGAACAATTCTTTTAGCTCCTAAATGAATGGCTAAATTTATTGCTGCATATCCACTATTATTACCGTGCGATAGAGTATCCTTAGCAAGTTCTAATCCATACTTTTTACCTTTTTTTAATATTGTTACGTTACTAGGATAACTTCTTGCCCTAATAGTATACTTTAAGCCTTTGAATTCATTAATCTCCTTTTCAAACCAAGTATATACTCTACCATCAGTCCAATACATTACATCTGCATTATTATAAAATTTTATAGCTTTATTTATGGCTATAGTTTTTTTACCTTGTAGAGAATTCCATTTAAAGTTTTTTAATGAAGGACCTCCACCTATTAAGTATATAGTTTCTCCAGTCCATATTTCATTAACTTTCCCGTACTCATATTTAGGGTTTTTATTATTCGAAATATAGCTCCCATCTTCTCTAGGTATAGTAGGTACATTTTTTATTCTTTTTATACTATGATTAGATATCTTACCTCTACTAATCCTACTAGAATTAACAGTTGTCTCAGTTGGCACAGTAACTTTAACAACCTTTCTTATTTTCCTAGTTCTTCTCATTATTATAATTTTTTTATTTATTCTATTAAAACTATATTCATTTTTTACATATAAAAATAAATCTAACTTATATATGAAGAATATCCAAAACGTACTTTTGACTGAAAAGTATAGGCCAAAATCCTTAGATGATTTAATAACACCACAGAGAGTTGGTGCGAAATTAAGCAAAGGTGTTTATCAACATTTATTATTACACGGTAGCCCAGGAACTGGTAAAACGTCTGCTGCTAAGGTATTAGTCAAACACTTTAAACACCCATACCTTTATATTAATGCATCAACAGACACTTCCGTAGATGTTGTAAGAAATAGAATTACCGATTTTTGCGCTAATCGTTCTATAATGGATGAGCCAGGAAAGATGAAGGTAATTATACTTGATGAGATCGATGGTGTATCTGATCAATTCTTTAAAGCATTAAGAGCTACAATGGATCAGTTTGCAGTGAATGCAAGGTTTGTTGCAACTTGTAATTATATTAATAAAGTACCAGATCCAATTCAATCAAGATTTGAAATGATTGATTTTGATTTTTCTAAAGAAGAAGAAACTGAAATAATGAAAAGTTACATTATGAGAATTCTTCAAATTTGTAAAGAAGAAGGGATCGGTATTGATAAGCACGCAGCAGTTGAATTAGTAAAAAGAAAATTTCCTGATTTAAGAAATATGTTAAATCAATTACAAGGATTTAAATCACAAGGCGTAGAAACTATAACTGTTGAAAACATTAAACAATTTAGTTCAGTATATAAAGATATTTATGATCTTGTTATTGACGGAGAAAATCCTGTAAAAAATTACCAATACATGCTATCAAATTATGCAAATAGAACTGATGATGTTTTATCTTCACTAGGTGCAGAGTTTATAGATTTTATAAAACAAGATAGACAATCATATACCCAATTTATTCCGCAAATAATTATAACAGTTGCAAAATACCAAGCACAGAGGCAACAGGTAATTGATCCTGCAGTATCAATGCTTGCATGCATTTATGAATTACAAACAATAGTCAACGGAGCATGAGAATAGAATTTTTAAAAAGACTTATTATTGAATTTCCAAACTTTATGGAATTAGGCTCTGCGGTATCACACTACCATTACTTGTTAGGAGAAGGGTATTCGGAGTTAGACTCTGAAGAATTAACATTAAATAATTCTTTCAGAAATCTATAAACTTTGTTATAATTAAATTAAATACTACACAACATGAAAAAAACAGGCAGGCACACATTTGTTATTGATGGAAATTATTTCTTATTTAGAACACTGTATGTAATTCCTAGTAGATCTAAAGAAAAAGGTTTATTAGGTACAGAAGAAGACGTACAAGCATTTGTTAAAAAATTGGCAACTGACTTTGCATATCAAATTAGATTATTCGATGGCCTTATTGATAAAGTTGTTTGGACTGTAGATTCAAGATCATGGAGAAAAGACTTTTACCCTGAAGCAGAATATAAAGGTAATCGTAAACAGAATGATGCTCTTAACTGGGAAAACTTTTCAAAGGCAACAGCTGACTTTATTTCTATCTTATCTAAGCAAGGTGTTATTATTTCTAAAATTGACGGTGCTGAAGGTGATGATCTAATGTATGCATGGAATACTGAATGTCTCGCAAATGACAAATCAGTTATTATGTTTACTGGTGATAGGGACTTAGTTCAATTAGTAGATAAGAGTACAGATAATAATACTCATACTATTCTATTTTCACCGGCACATAAAAAATTATATACTTATCAAGGCTTTTCTGAATGGATGGATTCTCAAACCAAGGAAGAGCAATCTGATGATATATTTGATGTACTAAAAACTTCTGCATCACCTGAAAATCAAGCTAAGAAATTACTTAAGGCATTAGTTGTAAAGAAAAAGGTTTCTATTATAGAAGTTGACCCTGAAGACTTTCGTTTCCGTAAAGTACTTACTGGAGATGCAGGGGATAACGTACCACCTGCATACTATTACAAAAAAGGTAATAGGAGATACGGAATCAGTGAAAATAAAGCAACTGCTATTATTGCCGAGTTCAAAGAAAAGCATGGCCACTTATCTCATATGTATCTTTATAACGATGAGTATATTACTGACCTTGCAAATATGACTGTGCGAGTTATGAACGCGAAACATATGAGTAGAGAACAGATTATTTCTAATCTAAAATCTAATGTCAATCTTATGGTACTTGCTGCTGAATCAATACCAGAAGGTATCCTAGATGAAATGTTTAAATCAGTAGAATCAAAAATGAATGTAAAAGGTTTGCAGTTAAAGACAATCTCCACGATGAAATCTATTTTAGAGAATACTGAATATTCAAAAGAAACTGATAGTTCTTTTAAGGCTTCATTTTTTAAAGATGATGACTCAAGTGATTCTGCTGATATGTCTTTTATAAAAGGTAGTAAAAAACAAGATAAGATTTTTTAAACCTTTTACTTTTTCTTCATATAAATATAAAATAACTCAATGAAATTATTTGACTATATAAAAGTACTTTTTGGTAAAGATGTTAATTGGGATAAGGTATCTAATTATGATAAATCTAAAAATTCATTTATGACTAATAGATTTATGAGCATTAAATTTCCTATTCAGGCTAATCTTTTTAATACTCTTAAAATAGATCCAGTAGGCCAAGCAGAAGCATGGCGTTTAGTTTCTTCTAAATTTAATAGAGTACCAGGGTTTATTTACACTAAGGTAAAAAAATCTGCAAAACAAAAAGCCAAGGAATGGAACCCTAACCCAAAAGCTTTAGAACTTTATATGAAATTTAATGAGATAGGAGAAAGAGAATACCGAGAAGCACTAAAATACAACCCATCACTAATTCAATCTTCGATAGATACACTAGAAAAACAAATGGGCAATGATGTTAATAGATAATACTTTTGAATTAGAAATACCAACTCACATTTCATTTACTTTATTTAAGTATGATTATTTTGATAGTATACTTATTAGTAGAATGAAAAAGGAATGTAAGAATTTATCTACAACTGATGGCGAATATTTAGTTAAAAAAGATTCTTTTCTAAGTGCAATAAAAACTAGTAAGAGAGTAGATAATATTATTAAAAAGGCTGAAGATTTTGGTCATGTACCTAATCCTAACATAAAACCTAATTCTGTTTATTTCCTATGTTCTATTTTTAATAGATTACCTAATCTTGAATTTTTAACAATTAAAATTAGCGATGATAAAAAATATAGTAGGATAATTAAAACTGATTTAAGTAAACCTATAATAAGTTTTCATTTTAGTATACTTGCAGGTATTTTTGATTTAACAAAATTATTAGACAGGAAAGAACTGGATACTTTTAATAAAACTCTTATAGACTTTGATATACTTAAAAATAAATATCTTGAGAGAAAGCCATATTTTTATATGAAGGCTAACGTTATTATAGATATTTTAACAGCTATGGTTATAGATGGTAAATTATCTACTTTTCATATGCTAGATCATATCGATCAAAAATTAGAAGAAGATGATCCTCTCTTAACAGTAAAGACCGACTATACTCCTTATTAATAGAATATATAAACAAATAATGTTTGTATATGAAATCTTTTCTTAAACGCTGTTGTGAATCAAAGCGAGAGTGTATTACTTACTTAGTTGTATTTTTATGGGTAGCTATGGGAATTACTGCTACATACTTTGATGCCAATTTCACCCAGCTAGCTGGCTATTTTATTTCTTTGACTGGTTTTGTTGCATCATACATATTTGGTGAAAGTATGAGGCCTAGTGATGATAGCTCTATTTTCAAAAAAGGTAAAAATAGTAAACGTGAAAGTCTTATGTATATTACTATCGCTTTGTGGTCTATCATAGGGGTTTGGGTAATTGTTAAGCATGCTGATCTTATGGGCGCAGCTGCGTACTTTGCAGCACTAACACCTTTCGTAGGATCTTACATTATTGGAGAAACATTTAAAAAGGAAGGTGACTCTGAAAGTTCATACAAACAAATAAATTCATAATCAATGGCAGTTAACGGAAGAACAACAGATGCTAACGGGGATGCTATATTAATTAGTTTGCAAGAACCTTATAAAAATGTAGTTGAGGTAATAGGTTATAGCGATGTTACAAAGGGTGAAAATACAGGTACTTATTATAATAAACAATTTAGGTGGGGCGCAGATGGTGTAACATATTCTGATTATATCAGTCTTACTAATGTAAATCTAGAAGCTTTATTATTAAATCCTAATAAACCGTTTTGGATTCAATATAGGTATGAACAAGTGGGCGATGGGACTTTAGAATTTGAATCTATTGCATTAGAATTAATAACTGATGGTGGAGTAATTTGTAGAATACCTCAAGTTGAGTGTGGATCTGAAGGTTGTGTAGGCGTACCTAATCTTGTTGTTGATTGCTGTGGCGGTGTTTGGAATCCTTATGATTTATCTAGAGCATCATCTATGTATAATCAACTTTCTGCTATTACATCAGATATGTTTGGATTTTGTGTTGACTATTTTAAAACTAAAGCAGATCAAAGAAGTAGAGACGTTATCTTAAAAGAATACTCTTTATTTGATGTTATTAAAGAAGCTGAGGTAAAAATTCTAGTTCCTGATAATGAATTACCTACTAGGGAAATTCAATTTAATCCTATGATGATGGATTTCCCCGTTCAGTTTGAAATTCATATTGTTAAATCTGCCTTTGAAGCGGTGTTTGGTTTAGGCGCTAAACCAGAAATGAGAGATTATTTATATTTTAAACAATATATGAATAGAATGTATGAAATAGATGCTATAGCAGAAGCTGATGACTTTCTTTATTCAGGATCTTATTGGAGAGTTAGTTTAGTAGCATATCAAAAAAGAACGGCCGTAGGTTATGAAAATACTACAGCAGGAATATTGGCTGAGGCTAGTACTGAAGCATTAATTTCAAATGTAGAAGATAAATTTAGAGTTGAGCGAGAAAATGAATTTAGAGATGTTAGAAAAGACAATCAATATAATACAATAGGTACACAGTGTAATGATTATGTTAGAAGATCTTTAGATAAAAGATTAATCATTAAAGAAGAAAATGTATATAATGAATGGACTATTATTTCTAAATATCATTATAAGTTAGGATCTATTAAAAATGGAGATGAATCTATAAAATATCAATATGAAGATGGTTGGGATGAGGCTGATGATAGGGCATTTACTTTTTGGGTAAGACCACAGTATAAAACACCCTTAGGTAATAATGTACTTATTTTATCAATAGTAGACAATAATGGGAAGGTGCAATTTAACACAAGTGGTTTACCAACATTCGGTAATGCTATATATGTTGGTGATTGGGTAACTATAAGAGGGACTAACTCATATAATGGAATTGCAAAAGTAATTGAAATTATAGGTGATGCTATCGTAATTGATGAAGCATATATAGATGACATAACGTTAACAGCCTCGCCTAGTTTTAATAAAGAAGCAAGTAATAACTTTATGGTTTATGAAAATAATCTATTACCGCCTACTCAGAATGTATCTTTTACGTATACTCCTAATTGGTTTATTATGAAAATTAATAAAACTTATTATAAGTGGAATATAACACAACCGCTCTTTAAATCTAAATGGTATGCTATTGTAATTAATTTAAATGCAACAGCGAAACAGTTAGGTTTATTTATTTATAATACTCTAGAAAATACTGGTGTTGTTAACCCAAAACTTACGTCTAAGCTAAATCTAGTATTTAACGAAACTAAAACATATACCCCAGTTACTGTTTTGGATAATGATGCATGGAAATTATTAGGTTGCCAAACTGATCTTACAAACATAAGAATTTGGAAAAAACCAATCGAAGAAGAACTGCAATCATTAATACTTAGCCAGTATGTAGTAAAAGACACGCATTTAACTTTATTATTGGATAATGCTTCACCACAACTAATGCTACAAGATGTAACAGATGCCAGATAGCCTAGAATATATATTACAAATAACTTATTAATGGAAGATAATTCAAAAGACAAGTTTAGGGATAGTATAGGAGATTTACTTAGTGAATTACCTGATGAAGTACCAGGATTAGAAAATACTCCTGAATTACATAAAGTTAGAATAGAAAGCACACAGGCAGTTGCATTAACTAGAGCTAAAGGAAAGGCTAAAAAAGTAATGTCAAGTTTACTTAAGTTTTATTTAAGTGAAGAGATTATAGCTGAACATGAATATATTCAAGCAAAATCTAATTTAGATGAATATGCATTAGGCATGCTTATTCGGCAAATGGAAAACAGTGAAGTTGCAATTTCGCAGCTAATGGATATTATTAATGAAGGCGACGTATCCCCAAGAATGTTTGAGGTACTTAGTGATTTACAAAGAACCTTATTAGATATCATTAAAAGCCAAACCATGTACATGGTAGCTATTGAAGAGAATGCTAAAAAGATATCAAGAGATATTGATGTTTATCATAGTAATTCAGAGAGTAGCAATAATAAAAAACAAGGCGGTGTTAAGTCAAGAGGTACTAAAGATTTAATGAGAGCATTACAAGAAACAATTAAAGAAGAAGATATACAAGATGTCGATAGCAATGAAAATGAAGAATAGTTATATTCTCACACAGGAAGTAATACAAGCTGAAAAAAGAACCGATGGTGGATTAATAATTCCGGAAGAAAAATATAACAGAGTTGCTCTAGTAATAGAGGCGGCCGAAAATCTAGAGGTAAAGAAAGGTGATAAAATAGTAAAAACAATAGGCAAAGGTACTGAATATACATTTGAAGGGAGCAAGTTTGAAATCCTTCATATAAATCATATTCTTGCTGTAATAGAAGAAGATGGCACAAAAACCACAAGCACCTAGCGCAGGATTTGATTTTAATGTTGGTAAAGCCAAACAGGCATTTTCATGGTCAAGTGAAAGTGTAGAGCAATTAATGTTTGCAATAGAAGAAGGTTATAAACCAGCATCAACGCCATTCTATGAAGGTAATCCAAATTTACGAAAGGGTAATATTGTATTTAATTATACAACTGATGAGATAAAGGAAATTAAAAAATGCGCGAAGGATATTGTTTACTTTGCCAATACATATTGTACTGTAATGACTGATCATGGTTTACAGACAATTAACTTAAGACCTTACCAAGAAGATATGTTAAGGCAATTTCAAGCTGAAAGGTTTAATGTATGTTTAGCAAGTAGGCAAGTAGGTAAAACAATATGCTCGTCTATTTTTATTGCTTGGTATTCATTATTTAATTTTGATAAAAATTCACTAATACTTTCAAATAAGGGTGCTACAACAAGAGAAATCATTGATAAAGGTAAAACTATATTAGAACATTTACCGTTCTTTATTAAGCCCGGTACACTCAAATGGGATGTATTTAATTCTAAGTTTGATAACGGTTGTAGAATTATAGGCCAGACAACAACTAAGAAAGCTGCAATTGGTTTTACTATTCATTTATTATTTATGGATGAGTTTGCTCACATACCTGCAAATTTTGTTGATACTTTTTATGAAAACGTATATCCTACAGTATCTGCATCAACTAACTCAAAGGTAATAATAACAAGTACTCCTAACGGGTTTAATAAATTCTACGACATATATACTGCTGCGGATAAAGGGTTGAGTGAATATACCCCGTTTAGAGTTGACTGGTGGGATGTACCAGGAAGAGACGATGCATGGATGAGACAGGAGATTGCCAACTTAGGTAGTGATGAAGCGTTTAATAGGCAATATGGAAATCAATTTATAGCTGGATCATCATTACTATTAGGTGCTGATAGTCTTAAAAAGTTAACAACTAATCAGATAGATTTTGTACATAAAGAAATAATTGAATTTGATGACGAGCAAGTAGATTATGCTGGTTTGTTATGGGATCCTGAATTTAACTTGGATGATGCTGAAGAAGATGAAAATTACTGGGTATTCTCTGTAGATATTGCAGAAGGAACTGGTGGTGATTATTCTATTATAAATATCTTTAAGATAGAACTTATGGATGAAGCTGATTGGAAAAAGGTGTCATCACCAGGTAGCTTTATTGATTTTTATAGAATTAGACAAGTAGGTAGATTTAGGAGTAATGATCACACTATTGAAGAATTTGCAAAATCTCTTTATATTTTAGCTTTTGATGTTTTTCACTCTGAAAACGTAAAACTTATTATAGAATGGAATTTATATGGTGGAGAGCTAATAAAAAGAATGGAAACTGTATTCCCACAGAGAAATGATTTTGATGAGGAATCTGTTGTAAAGTTTAAGCACCGTATAGATGCAAAATCAAAACAATTTGGTTTAAAGGTTAAAAAAGATAATAAGCCTATCTTTTGCCAAAACTTTAAAAAATATATTACTCAAAATAAAATAATAATAAAGGATAAGCAAACTGTTTATGAAGCAGCTACTTTTGGTAAATTGCCAAATGGTACATATGCTGGTCAATTAGGCCATGATGATTTAATAATGACATGTATAAATAGTTCTGAATTCTTCTTTACATTAGACTTTTCAGATTTTGCTGAGGAGATTCATGATGTTGCTAACCAAGAGGTTCAAGATAAAATAGATACTATCCTAGAGCAAGATGCAAAAGGAGGCCAGCTTAATTTCGATATCTATGACTTGGTATAAAAAGTTGCCAGTTAGTGGATATATAAAAAAAGCAAGTAAAAAAAATATAATATAAAGTTATGGCATTAGATCCGAAAATCGCTTCGATTAAAGCAGCAGGGACATACCGATTTGAATTTGATAAATCGCAAGTAGTTAGCATCCCTGCTAATCAGACACGGTTAATTGTAGGTTTCTCTAAAACAGGGCCCTTCAATACACCAGTATTTATACCTGACACTGCATTCTTTAAACAAGTTTATGGTGACATTGACAGAAACCTAGAAAGAAAGGATTCATTTTTCCAGAGAAGTTGTTTAGCGGCATTGGAAAGAGGTCCGATTCTTGCACTTAATCTATTGAACTTAACAGCTGCCGATAAAGTAGAGTATATTAAATTTGGCACAGCAGCAACCCCTGAGGTGCAGGCTAATGCAGGAGCATTAGGAGAATACCAAAAAATGTACAACCGAGATAAATTCTTTTATCCTGATACAGACGCATTTTTAAGTAATGTGGGTGCTAATACACAAGCACTTAGTTCTACAACTACTAATGATTTATTAGATTTTACTAATTTAGGGCAGAATCCTATTTCGGTTATCGTAAGAAAAGCATCAAATGCAAATTCAACAGGATTTAATGTAACTGTTGAAGAATGGTATGGTTCTGCAAATGTACCTGGATTTTTAGATAAGGATAGTTTAGTATCTGACTTTTTAGTTGATGTATTTGTAATAGATGGAAATTTTGGTGGGGACTTTGCTGATAACCCTCTAACACCTTATGAAAGGTTTGCAGCAGATCCAATATTCCAAACTTATTTTGATAAGACGCAAGGATTAAAAAGAAGAGTATTTGATGCAGATGCAACTGATACAAAAATTGCAGAATTCTTTAATGAATCAGAGGTTAGTGTTATTGCAACTTACACTGCATCTTTAATTCCTAACTTTACTGATTTGCTAGGAAATAACCTTTTCGTAGAAAAAGTTATTAATGCTGATACTGCATCTACTGGTTTATTTGTTGCAGTTAACGAAGATCTTTTTGATGGTGATATATTAATCGATGGCGTTGCAGGTGGAATTGATATGATAGGACACAACCTTGAATATACTCAAACTACTAGCATCCAAGACGATGTTAATTTCTTATCATACAGTGGATCAATTGTATCTGACTTAAGTTATACTGGTACAGGAACGCCATCAACTTCTGTAGCACAAACAACAGAAACTATTTCTTCTGTTGCATTGTCAAGTGGAGATATACAAGTTCAAGTAGTAGGTGGTGCTGGAACTGCATTATGGGATGCATTCGCTACATTTACTGCAAATGATGCAACTACAGTAGGAACATATATCTTAGTAACAGGTAAAGGCTACGTTCCAGTAACAGCTGTGCAAACTGTAGGTGGCACAATAACAATATCACTTTCAAGTGTAGGTAGTGTTGTACCAGGTGATTTTCCTACAACAGCTGCAACTTATAACTATATTAACGAAACTGACTTCGGATTTGTTACTGATGAAAATGTGAGTGGAACTGCAGGAATTATAGGTAGTTATGGTTCTACGTTATATAATCAATTTGCAAGCGGTACTCTTACTGATGGCGATGAGGCAGTATTTGAAGTTGGGGGAACTCAATATTCAAGTTTCTTAGTATTTAATGCTGTAGATTATGGATCTATTCATGAAGCTAATCCAACTACTGGCCCAACGACAATACCAATAACTGACACGGCATATAGTTTACCATCAGTTCAGATAATCCCTTATGAAGAAGATGGATTTAATAATCTCACACCCTATGCCCAATTTACTTTAGATGGAAGTGGAGTATTTTTAAATTCTGATGCCACTGCATATGCTGCAGGTACATTAGGAATCCAAACACTAAAAGGTGCTAATAACGTTTCAATTGATATTATTGCAAATTCAATTACCGAACCTTCTCTGAAGCCTAACCAAGTTTTAATAGCTACAACTAACCCTGATGCTGCGGCTGTGGTTGTAGGAAACTACTTAGTACATTCTGAAGGTTCTGCTGCCGTGCCACATTCAAGGTTAACAAGAATTAATGTAGTTGTAGGTGGTTTAACTAATGCTGAATATAGTACTATACCTGCAGCTTCAACTGCATTATTAGTAACATGCCAAAGTGAAATTGCAACAACAACAGTAGTGCAAGGAGGTGGAGATGTAGTTAAGGTAGAGTTATATTATCCTATTGATGCATGGATTGATTATTTAAATGTATTTACTTTAGATGGATTTAAATTAACTTCAACACATGTACCTAATGGAACAAACGAAAGACAGAATGCTATCTTAAACGGTACTTTAAATGGAACAAATTTATTTAAAGCATTAACTGATAGAGATGTAATAAATTATAGATATATTGTAGATACTTTCGGAAACGGGATTGAAGCAGGATCTAAGTCAATTTATACAACTTTAGCATCCACAAGGAAAAATGCATTTGCAATATTGAATGCACCATCTGCTAAAGACTTTAAGAACAATACAGACCCATCATTTAAAGATCTAACTGGAAGTTTATCATCTAGATTTATTTCTACTGGTGGTGATCTTTCTAAGAATCCTACAGTAAGATACTCATTACCATCACAAACGCAAGGCGCGAGTTGGGGAGCATTCTATTATCCATTTATTACTGTTAGGGATTTAGGTAGAAATATAAATGTTGCACCAGCTGCATACGTATCTAATAACTTTATTGCAAAATATGAAAACGCTTTACCGTGGTCATTAGTTGCAGGAGTTCGTCGAGGTGTTGTAGGTGGATCAGGGGTTGTAGGATTAGAAATCAATCTTGGAAAAGAGGACAGAGAATTCTTAGAACCATTCGGATTAAATCCAATAGTATTCCAAAATGGAACTGGGCCAACAATCTTCGCAAATAAAACTGCACAACAGACTACAAAATCTGCATTAAGTTCGATTAACTGTAGGGAGGTTGTAATTTATATCCAAGATGGTATTGAAGCAATCCTTAGAAACTATCTATTTGAATTTAATACTGCTCAGACTAGATTAGAAATTAAAACACTAGCTGATAATTTCTTATCAACTGTTCAAAATGATGATGGCGTATACGATTATAAAAATGTAATGGATGGAAGTAATAATACACCAGAAGTTATTAATCAAAATGTAGGTATCTTAGATACATATATTGAACCAGTAAGAGGAATGGAAATTCTCGTACAGAGAACAACAATTCTAAAGACAGGAGCCATTAGTGCAGGAAACTTCCAATAAGAAGAAACTAAAATAGAATATATAAAAAAATAAAATAAACTATGCCATTACCACATTATACTCAATCAAGGGCAAGTAGCCAAAGGTACGAACCTATTCAGCCTAACCTGTTTGAGGTGACTGTATTTTCACCATTAGGAGATGATACAGGTTTAATCTTAGAGCAAGTTAAAACTATAGGAGGTTTAAATAACTTAAACCCATCAATAGATGCAGTAGGCCAGAAATATAAGTTTGCAGATCGTTCATTTGCAGGTATGCCAGCCCAAACATTTTTAGATCTGACTATTAACTTTAGTCTTAACTTAAACGAGGCTAATGAAAATTACATTTACAATACATTCCGTAATTGGTATAAATTAATCTATGATCCATTAACTGGTGAAATGGGATTAAAGAAAGACTATGTTGGAAGTATGATCATTGTACAATATAATAGAGCAGGTGATATCTTTAGGAAGATTACTTGTAAAGATGTATTCCCTACAGGTCAACCTGATTTTGTAGATGAATTAAATTATGAAACTCCAGATCCTGCTGAGTTAACAATGACTTATCGTTGTGATCACTGGGTTGAGGAAAACGTAGGTACTACATAATAAACTCTAAATAATATTTTATAAAGAACTGGCTCTAGGGCCAGTTTTTTTGTCTTTACTCTAATATATATTATAAATTATATAATCTAAACATATGACAATCTTTAAAGTAGAAAACACAGTAGGTGGTAAAGTTTATGTAGGTTATTCGATTAATGATAACCCTAATAATTTAGGAGCAGGTAAATATATTAAAAGAGCAGTTAAAGATTTTGGAACAAGATCTTTCAAAAAAACTATTCTTGAAGAATTTAAATCTGAGGAATCATTAAGCTATATAATGGAAAGGCTAGAATTTTGGATAAAAAATTATAAAGCCGATAATCCTAAATATGGATATAACGAAAGCGTACAAGAATTAATTCCACAAAAAAAGAGACTTACAAAAAAATTACAAGTTCTTTTAACACCAGAAGATGAAGATAATTTAAATTCAATTATTATCGAAAAATCAATGGAAAATAAAACAAAACCGCTACCAGTATCTAAATATGTTAGGCAATTAATAGTAGAGCATATAGTAAAAGAAACTGCGCCAGAAAAACAATTAATAAAAACTAAATAATTATGAGTAGTCACGAAGACAACATTAAGAAAGAATTTGAAGCAGCAGAAGGTATTGTAGATACTAAGGCTGAGGTAAAAACAAATACAGATGGTAAAATTACAGAATTAGGTAAAGTAAATACTAGTAAGGGTTCAGGTATAACATCGGTAGACGATCCAGAAATTCAAAGAATACAAGCACTAACAGGTTATATTAAATTAGATTTAGCGAACTTTCCATCTGGTGGGCAATTTTATAGAGAAGATTTTGAAATTCATATCAGAGCCGCAAGAGTTGGTGAGATTAGAGAATTCTCAACATTAGATGAAGAAAATATTTTAGATGTAGATGAAAAGCTAAACTCACTTCTAGTGAACTGTACAAAAATTATGTATGGTAACCAAAGGGGATCATATCGAGACGTCTTAGAGGAGGATAGAATATATCTAATCCTATCTATTAGAGAGTTAACATTTAAGGACGGGGAAAATAAACTGATGATGCCAGTTGGAAGAAAGAATTGTAAATCAGGAACTTGTAAATCACAAGAATCTGTTGAGCTTAGAACAGGAAATCTTCAATTTAATGAAACTGATGATTTATTAGAAAAGTATTATGATGTAACTAATAAATGTTTTACAGTACCTACAAAGAATCATGGTGAAATAGTTATTGCACCACCTACAATCGGTGTAATGAGAGCTGTTACTGATTGGATAAGAAGTAGAGAAGAACAAAATAAACCATGGGATAAATCATCGCTGGCAATTCTACCTTACATACAGAGAGAATGGCGAGGATTTAATGACAAACAAATATTTTCAGCAATTACCAGTTTTCAAGGCTGGGATGCCAGTAAGTATTCAATTATTTATAGATTAGTAGAAAAAGCTAAAATTGGAGTTAAGCCAGAGTTTGTTTTTCCATGTGAAAGTTGCAGTGAGGAGGTCACTGTACCGCTCACGTTTCCCGGCGGGATCAAAGCTCTCTTTATTATTCAAGATATCTCTTCTGAACTTTTATAAAGTACGAGTTCTACTATTGGAAAAGTTGCATCTCCAGCCTTCAGAGCTGGATTTGCTTCCTTTCTATGAATATGAATTTACTTTAGAAATGTTTAATGAGATTCTCAAGGATCGTAATAACGAGGATAAACAGAATACTCAATCTTATTCGGATAAATATAATACCGATAGCATGTCTAAGTCTATGAGCAAACAGATGAGTTCTTTTAAAGCGCCATCTATGCCTAATATTAGTATGCCAAAGTTTTAAATAAATAGATTGAATGGCTATAGTAACTCTTAAAGATTTAATGGATCCTCTATCAAAAATAGAGGCTGCTGCACAGATCACTAATGAAAAATTAGATGCTCTTATTGCAGTTTCTATTGGTAGTAATTCAGGCGGTGGGTTAGATCGTGCTATTGTTACTCAACTTACTGCACAGACTGATTTATTATTTGCCATTGAGGCAAATACATCAAGAAGTATGAGAGGCATAACACCAGGTCTTTTTTCCAGAGGGGGTAAAAATAAAAAGGAAGTTGCAGGTGCTGGTGAAACCCTTAATCTTTTAGGAGTAGGTGCTACGAAAACTGCAACGGGAATGTTATTGTGGAGTTTAGTACCAAAGAAAGCAGTTACTAAATTTACAGACTTTGTAACACAAACCTTTGAGGTATTAGCAAAACAAAAACCTGAAGATGTTAAAAAAGGAATAGATAACCTTGATCTTATAGGTGGGGCAATTCTTAAATTTGCTAAAGCATTAGCGTTATCTGCTTTACTAATAATTCCTGGTATGATAGCTATACCATTTTTGTTAACATCAATTGCTTTAGTAGGCGGGGCTATGGCTTTATTAGGTATGTTAAGCAAACCGATTAATAAAGGGTCTAGAGCTCTGGACGCGATGGGTGATGCTATAAAGGCATTCGGTATAGGATTAGCTTTATTTGCAGTTGCCACATTATTTATTATAATGGTTCCTTCTATTTTAATAGGAATGGTTGCATCATTAGTTTTAATAGGTGGTGCTGTTGCTTTATTAGGTGGAGAAAAAATGTCTAAAAGAATTAGAAGAGGTTCATTAGGCCTGGTTCTTGTAGGTGTTGCATTAGTGCCGTTTGCTTTAGGTGTGGCATTCTTTGCAATGGCAACTAAAGCAATAGGTTTTAAGGATGTTCTTATTCAGGGTGCTACGATATTAGCAATAGGTGGTGCCGCAGCACTAGTTGGAAAATTTGGAATAGGTAACATTTTAATGGGTGCTACAGCATTAGCAGTTAATGGTTTAGGATTAATGGTATTTAGTTTAGGGTATACTCCATTTGCAAAAGCTACTGAAGGATTAGGCCTAGGTGATATATTAAAACAATCAGCATTATTAGTAGCTATAGGTGCAGTAATGGGGATAGCAGGTGTGGCGGTTGCTGCAACCGCAGGGGCTGCTCTTTTAGGTCCTGTTTTATTTGCTGCTGCTGGTGGTGCATTATTATTATTAGCACCCGGTTTGCAAGCAATGAAAGATCTAGAGTACACAGAATCAGATGCGACGAACTTGGCTACTACATTAGGTGCTGTTGCAATGGCCTTTGCTGGGGTTGACCCTGAGGCAGGATTCTTTGCAAATGTTGGTAATGTATTTAGTAGAATAGGACAGAGTGCTGTAGGTGGTGGAGCCGCTGAAATGTATATAGGTGCAGGGGTGGCGTTGCAAGAATTATCAAAAGGGTTAGCTGCATTTAAAGCTGTAGAATTTACTGAAGATGATTCTAAAGAACTCGCGCTTGCATTAGGTTCTGTTAATGCAGCATTTGCGCAAGCAGGCGGGGAACCTGCAAGCCCTGGTGGTTTACTTGGCGCGTTTTTTGGAAATACATTCAGTCCTAATGCAGTTGAGCGAGGTGTTGATTCTGTCATGAATGCAGGTAATGCATTAACTGGGATTGCCAAAGGTTTAACTGAATTTCAAAAATTAGTAAATAGCAAAATTAAATTTGGAGATCCTGATGACCCAAAAGAAGGAACACTTGCATACGCAGTAATCAATACGGTAGGTTTTGTCCAAAAGGCTTTTGCTGCAATAGGTGGCTCGGATCAAGATGTTGAATCAGGTGGATTTTTTAGTGGTTTATTTGGTATTAAGTCAACAGCAACAGAAGAAGGTATTAGATCTGTTAAAGGTGCAGGCAAGGAATTAACAAATATTGCAACAGGGTTAGAAAAATTTGCAGGTTTAAAAAATCCAAACGCAACAGCAGCAAAAATTAAAGCAGTCTTAGGCATGGTAGGCCAGGCTTTTGCTTCTGTTGGTGGTGCTAAAATGGAAGATAAAGATGGTGGAAGTTTCTTAGGATTTACTTGGGATGAAAATAAAATTGAAAAAGGTATTGATGCAGTAGACGGGGCGGGAGCGGCGTTAACTGATATTGCAGCTGGCCTTAAAGCGTTTAGTGGAGATTTTAAACCTGTTTCTGTTGCAAAATCTATTGGAACTCTATTAACATCAATAGGAACTGCATTTACTGATCTTTATGCAGCTAACCCAGAAATATCACTACAACTAAAAGACTTCTCAACATTCATTGTAACTTTAGGGGATGTCGCACAAGACGGGTCATTAGCTAAAGCTGCTACTGATATTCAATCTATATCAAATGCCATTAATTCTATAGATGCATATAAGGCAGATTCACTAGGTAATTTATTTAAAGGTGCTGGGGAATTATCTAATAATAGAAGAGCATACCGAGCACTATCTAATGCAGTTGAAGAAATAAGAGATATCTTAGGTGCCCAAGGCGATAGTATAGGTAATGCCATCAACGGCGCAATAAATGGTGATAGTGAACAAGTAAGCGGAGGAGGGACAGAAACAACTTCTAATCAAGGTTTAAAAAGATCAATGAATAAAATTAATTTTACATTATCTCAATTAAATTCAACCATGAAACAATTGCCAGTAGCAATTTCAGCCTTAGTAGACGATACTAATCCTTAATAATTTCTAAAATCTTAAAACTTTTTTATACTTTAGCTATATAAAATATAACAGAGAGAATCTGGAATAGTATAGTTTAAAAAGTATAATATGGAAAATGTAAAGAACATAGTTTGGTTTGATTTAGAAACCACAGGGGTTAACCCAAGTAATGATAGAATTATTGAGATTGCAATGATTAAGACAGATGCTGATGGTAATGAGATAGATTCCTTTCAGTCATTAGTTAATCCCGGCCCTGATGCTGTTATGCGACAAGAAGCCCAAGACAAGCACGGTATATTACCAGAACAATTAAAAGATGCACCACAATTTAATTTAATAGCTAAAGAAGTTTTAGATTTTATTGAAGATAGCGACTTAGGTGGATATAATGCACTCTATTTTGATATACCAATGCTCGTAGAAGAATTCATGAGAAGTGGTATTGCATTCTCACATCGCAAAAGAGCAGTAATAGATCCCTTTTTAATTTACTCAAAATATGAACGTCGAGATTTAAGTACTGCATATAAAAAATATACAGGAAAGGATTTAGAGGGTGCACATAGAGCTGATGTTGATATTCGTGCAACAATGGAAATATTCCAAAAGCAGAAAGAGCTTTATGATATGCCTACAACAGCAAAAGAAATTGATGATGTTGTAAATGAATCAAGAAAAGATCAAGTTGACCTTAGTGGCAAATATAAATTTGCTGAAATAAATGGTAAACGAGAAATTGTATTTAACTTTGGTAAGAACAAGGGTAAACCGTTTAAAGAAGTGTATGAAACAGATGCAAGATATATTCAATGGATTATTGATAAAGGTGAATTCTCAAAAGAAGTAAAAATCATATCTCGTAAACTCTTAGAAAAAATGAGAGCAGAAACAGAAAACCTAGGTCCTTTTTAAATGTTAATAACTTTTAGAAAAAAGATCATTTTATTTTTTTAATTCCCAATTATTTTGTTTATATTTAATTATAATAATTAAAACAAGATATGAAAATAGACATCTCAACACTTAAAAAGATCGAAGAGCATTTAGGCCAATTTGAAATTGGTAGAATATCAGGTGCTGGTAATTATAACTACTTTAGATTTGGTTATTGGAAACCTGCTGATCTTATACAATTACAAGAAATACTAGGTTATAGCATAATCGTAATTCAAGATGATATCTATGATGATGATTGTGGGTGGAAATATTATTATACTATTTATGAAAGATATGAATGGGAACAAATTCAACACAAGAGAAAAGAACAAACAGAAATTTTAAATATCTAGAAAATAATCTTTCAGATTCTTTAAGTATGTATTATATTTATAATATAATTAAAACAAACAGAATATGTCTAAATATCAAGATCTAGTTCAAAACCCTCCAAGGCTAACTGTAAAGGAAAATGCAAGAGAGGTAATTATCAAAACTGTAAGTAGTATGTGTGACAATATACATTACCTTAAATTTAAGAAAAATCCAGAAGGTGATTTTAAAATCTCGGGTGGTGGGTTTGCTTTATCAAATTGGCAAATGAAACATAAATCACATGACATTGAATGGGTTGCCGATGAAGGTAAGTGGAATCGAGTATTTAGAATGATTAACACAGGGACAGCAAAAATTGAATCTTTAAAAAGTAGATAATGGCAATAACAACAAAACCAATGACTGGGTCTGAAATGATCCATGTAGACTTAAATGGACCAGACGGTAATGCATTTTCATTAATTGGACTGGCTCAAAAATTAGCAAGGCAACTTCACTATCAGCCTGATGAACGAGGTGAACTCACCACAGAAATGATGGGTGGGGATTACGATAACCTGTTAGAAATTTTCGATAAACACTTTGGGGAATTTGTAACATTACATAAATAATATGAAAGAACTAACACCGTATCGAATGATAACTGAAGATGAACATATTGAGGAAATTCTAACAGAGGCAAGTGCCTATGGCTTGAGAGCTGAAGTAAAGCAGTATGCAGAAAACCTTTTATGTGAATCCCCAGAGATGGATCCTATTGATGCATACACACACGGATATAATGAATGGGTCAAATAATTAAACCTTTATAAATTTATCAATATAAAAATAAAATTAAAGAATGGCCGTAAGCATTGAAAAGAAATATCAGAAACTTACAGACACAGAACATGTATTGCTTAGACCAGGTATGTATATTGGTTCTGTTAAGCCACATACTGAAGAAGTTTATTTACTAGATAGAAGAAGTTGGAAATTAGTACCAAAGGAAATTACTTATAATCCAGGTTTCTTAAAACTCTTTGATGAAATCGTATCTAACTCAGTTGATGAACATAAAAGAAACACTAAACTTAATCAAGTAAAAGTAAACATTGATATTAATACAAATAAAATATCAATCTGGGATAATGGTGGAATTCCTGTTAAAATTCATAAAGAGTATAATGAATGGATACCTGAAATGGTTTTCAGTAATTTAAAAACAGGGAGTAATTTTGATGATACTGAACAAAGAACAGTCGTAGGAACAAATGGTGTAGGAAGTACATTAACTAATATCTTCAGTAAAGAATTTACAATTGATACTTGTGATAAAAATAAAAGATTTACTCAAACTTTTTCAAATAATATGGCAAAGAAAACAAAACCTGCCATAAAACCCCAAAAGAAAGGATTTACCGAAATTTCTTACATTGCCGATTTTAAAAGATTCGGTATGACTAAGATTGATAAGGCATCAATTCAAATGATTGAAAAAAGACTTTATGATATTGCTGCATGTAATCCTAAATTAAAAATCTGGCTAAATGATGATCCTATTACTTTTAAATCATTTAAAGAATACTCTGAATTATATACAACACCAGTTTTTTATGAACAATCAGAAAATTGGCAAATAGGCATAGGTCATTCTACATCAGGATTTAAAGCTATATCATTTGTTAATTCAGTTGAAACAAAAGATGGTGGTAAGCATGTAGATAACATTACTTGGCAAATTACACAATTTCTTAGAGATAAGATTAAAAGAAAGCATAGAGTAGACGTAAAACCATCTGAATTAAAAAATCACTTATATCTTTTTATAAATTGTACAATCATTAATCCAGCATTTTCATCTCAAACAAAAGAAAAACTTATTACTGATCCTAAAGACTTTGGTAGTATTCATTTACTTTCAGATAAAACATTAAAGCAAGTTTTAAATTCTGAAATTATTCAATCAGTATTAGATTGGATTAAGCAAAAGAAAGATGCTGAAGAAAGATCTAAACTTAGGAAACTAAATAAAGGTTTAGATAAGAAGAAAGTTGTAAAGCTAATAGATGCAAAAAAGAGAGGTGATAGAAGTAACTGTACTCTTGCAGTTTTTGAAGGCGACTCTGCATCATCTGCATTTAGGCAATATAGAAATCCTAATATGCAAGGCGCGTTTCCACTTAGGGGTAAATTTGTAAATGTAAGAGAATCTATACCATCTAAGGTTGTACAAAACAAAGAAGTGCAATCTCTTATGGCTGCATTAGGTTTAAAAATAGGACATGAGCCTAAAGATTTAAGATACGGAAAAATATTATTGTATACCGATGCTGATGTAGATGGTAATTCTATCTCTGCATTATTAATTAATTTCTTAGGTAAATACTGGCCAGAATTATTTGAGCAAGGTAGAGTGTTAAAGGTAGAGACCCCTTTAATGGTTGCCAAAAAGGGTAAAGAGACATTAAGTTTTTATTCTGATGATGATTATAAAGAATGGGAATCTAAACAAAGATCTTTATCATCATGGTCAATTGAATATAAGAAAGGGCTTGCTGCATTAGAAAATGAAGAGTACCAAGAAATTATTAGTAATCCTAAAACGTTTACATTAACTAAAGACAAGGATTTCGATAATACTTTAAATACATGGTTCTCCAAAGATTCTGAACCAAGAAAGAAAAAGATTTTAGGTGTGGATCTAATTTATAAGACGAGCGATAAATCATTATTTTAAATATGAATAAAAGAACAGTAACAGATTTTTTTGATAAGGAATATCTTGAGTATGCTAAGTATGTTGTGGAGAATAGAGCTATACCCAGTTGTATAGATGGATTAAAGCCTACACAAAGAAAGGTAGTTTATATTGCAAATAAAATTTGGAAAAGTGGTAATGAAAAACCTATGAAACTTTTTCAACTTGCTGGTAGGGTAGCAGCCGAGGCTTATTACCATCACGGTAACACTTCTTTGGAATCTTCTATGGTAGGTATGGCACAAGGATTTAAAAATTCTTTACCTCTTTTAGATGGTATAGGTCAGTTCGGTTCGCTAAGATCCCCATCTGCCGGTGCCCCTCGTTACATTAGTGGTAAGTTACATCCTAACTTTAGATTACTTTATAAAGATTTTGAATTATTAGAAAATAAAATAGAAGAAGGTGAAAAAATAGAACCTGAATATTTCTTACCTATTATTCCTACTGTTATTTTAAATGGATCATCTGGTATCGCTGTAGGTTTTGCTACAAATATTTTAAATAGAAATCCTAAAGATGTTGTTAATGCATGTATCTCAGTTCTTAAAGGTAAAAGAATGCCTACCTTAGCGCCTTGGTTAAAGGAGTTTAGTGGCACTTTTACTAGAGATACGGTTAATCCTAAAACATGGAAGATAAGCGGCTTATATGAGGTGCTAAACACAACAACAGTAAAAGTAACTGAAATTCCACCAGGGTTTACATATGAAAGATATGAAGAACATTTAAATAACTTAACTGAAAAAAGAATAATCTCAGGTTACGATGATAATTCATCAGGGCAAGTAGAATACGTACTTAAGTTTCAGAGAGCTATTCTTAAAGATTATATAAGCAGAAATAAATTAGAAGCTTTATTAAAAATTAATACACAAGAAACCGAAAATCTTACAACAATAGATGAAAACGGTAAACTTAAAATTTTTAATAAAGTAGAAGAAATAGTTAATCACTTTGTAGGTGTAAGATTAAAATGGTATGATACAAGAAAGGCTTATCTCATTGCAAAATTAGAAAGAGAATTACTTATCATTTCAAATAAAGCAAGATTCATAAAAGATATTATCGTTGGTAAACTTACCGTAAACAATGCACCTAAGAAATCCATTATAATTTATTTAGAAGCAAATAAGTTTGATAAGATTGATGGTTCATATAACTATCTTTTAAACATGCCTATCTATTCTTTAACAAATGAAAGGTTTAGCGAATTATTAAAACAAGAAGCCGATAAGAAAAAGGAAAAGAAAATCATAGAAGGAACCAATCCTAAAGATATGTATCTTTCTGATTTGGAAACTCTAAAAAAAGCAATAAAATAAAGTAAACTTTTTAAGAAAAGTCAATATAAAAATAAACAGTATTATGGGCAAATATAAATTTGTTACAAAAAATGGATCCAATGCATTTGCTTGTGAGACTGATAGCGAGCAAAACGCATGGGAATGGATTGCAAAAACCAAGCGATTGACTATTAAACAAGCAAAAGATCTTTATAATATTTTAAAATTAAAAAAATGATGATAGAACAAAACTCTTCAGTAAATTCTTTAATGATAAACAAAGTTATTTACAATTTTCCTAACAAGTCTTTAAAGATTGAATTTAACTCTGGTGCTCTTTATGAATACAATAATGTAGAGCAAGATGTTTATGACAATTTATGTAAAGCTGAATCTCAAGGAAAATTCTTTAATGAACAAATTAAAAACAATTACGATCACACACAACTTTTAATTAATTAAATAATAAATTATGGCAACTAACACAAACGCGTTATATGAAGCGCTTAAAGCACAATTTGTAGCACAGAAAACAAAAGCAATAGCAACACTAACAGTATACCTAACCAATCCTGTTGGTATTGGCGAACATCCACAAATTGTTGATGAAATGGTTGAACAAACAAAATCTCTAGCAGAGGCTGAGGATTGTTTAGAAATGTTAGCTACAGCATTTGAAATTAATGATCAGGAAAAAGCTGTGGTATGATGGGATTCTTAGAATTTACATTTAGTTCTTTTTGGCATTTCTTTGGTGTACTAGTTTTAATAGGAGCAGTGAGCTCTGCAATTCCTGACATTAATATTTATAAAAAATGAATAAAGTTATTTTAGTAGGAAAGGCTGCTGCTGGAAAAGATCACATGAGAAAGATTCTTAGTGGCCGAGGGTTTAAGTATGGCATTTCATACACCACTCGGCCACCTAGAAAAGGTGAAATTGATGGCGAAGATTATTTCTTTTTGACTGATGACATGTTTAAGACTAAGATCAACCAAGGTTATTGGTATGAGTGTATAGAATTCAATGGTTGGTATTATGGCACTAGCCAAACCCAATTCACTACAACATGTAACCTTTTTATTATGACACCAAAAGGTATAAGTCATATTGATCCGATTGATAGAAAAGAATGTACTATCATATATCTAAATGTTCCAGAAAAAATAAGGAGAAATAGATTAGTAGCAAGAAAGATGCCTGGTGATTCAATAGATCGAAGAATGACTGCTGATGCTTTAGACTTTGAAAATTTTACAGACTTTGATATTGAAATAAACAATTCTAACTTTTAACTATATAAAAATAAAACAATGAGCAAATTTATTATTATAGAAGGTACTGATAACACAGGCAAAGATACACAACAAAATTTAATTATTGAAAAGATCAATAATTTAGTATTTCATAAATTGCATTATTCATCATTACCTTTTAAAGATAATAAGGAAAGGCATATTTCATATTCACAAAAAATGTATGATGATATGTTTCAGCTTATGGTTATGTCTAAAGATAAAGATATTAATTTTATCTTTAACCGCTCTCATTTAGGTGAATCGGTTTATGCGCCTCTTTACAGAGAATATTCTGGAGATTATATTTTTGATATTGAAAAAAAGTATGTTAATCAATTAAGACAAGAACTATACCTAATTACACTATCAAATGATCCACAAACTATTTTAAAAAGAGACGATGGATTATCTTTTTATGGTAATGAAGAAGAAGTGAAAGCAGAGATTGATGGTTTTAATAGAGCCCATCGTAAAAGTAAAATTAAAAATAAACTTTTGCTTAATATAGGTACTATGAGTGCCGAAGAAGTATCTAATATCATTATAGATTTTTTAATGCACGAGAATTCCATAAGCGGGCTTTCTCCACAATTAAATTTATTTAAGAATGTGTAAAATTGAAGATTTATTATATGAAGCATACTATGAAGGCATTAGAGAAGATGTATTAGCTGAAAGCAGACGATTATATAAGTCTGATATGAAATTTGAGCGCATGGAATTCATAGAGAGAATAGAATTAGCATTAAAAACCGTTAGAGAGAAAAAAAGAAATGAGAGTATTTAAAGGAGAAACATTCGCACAAGCATACGATTATGCACTAGGTAGCATTATTCATAATCCTCAATACACATCTTCTCCGAGAGGCATGAAGATTAATGAGATATCTAATGCAGCTCTTGTTATTGATAATCCTATACAATGTCTGTATGAGAATTCACGTAGGAGTAGTCAATTTAAATACATTGCAGCTGAGTTGGTATGGTATTTTACTGGGCGAAAGGATGCTGACTTTATCACCCCTTATGCAAAATTCTGGGATCAGATTAAAAACAAAGACGGTTCGGTTAACTCTGCTTATGGTAATCTTATCTTTACTGAAGAATTAGAGGATGGTAGAAATCAGTATCGTTGGGCATTAGATTCTTTAATTCAAGATAAAGATTCAAGGCAAGCAATTATACATTTTAATAAACCTTCTCATCAATGGAATGGAAATAAAGATTTTGTTTGTACTCTTAATGGTATATTTCAAATAAGAAATAATAAATTAAACTTTACTATTGATATGAGATCTAATGATCTTATATTAGGTACTCCTACTGATGTTGCATTCTTTTGTTTATTACAGATTCAAATGTTAGAACATTTAAGGAAATATTACCCTGAATTAGAATTAGGTACTTATACTCATATTGCTCATTCATTACATTTATATGAAAGACATTTTGATCTTGCAAGTGAAATGTTAGAAAAATCATTTAATCCTCAGTCATTTCCAGTTATGAGAGAATTCTTAATTGATCCAAACGGTAAATCACTAGATGGTTTAAATCAATTAGAAGAAGAAATAATTAAAAGTAAAAGCGATTCTAATTTTAAACCTCAATCTCATGATGATCTTCTACATCAATGGATATCTGATGCAATCTTTAGGAATATATAAACAAAATAAAATTTGTTTTGAAGTACTTAAAATTATTTGAACAATTTATAAATGAAAAGAAGCCTGCGGGTGCACCGGATTGGCATGATTCAGATGCACCAGATGCCGAAGGTAGATTTAAAGATCTTTCTATAAAGGATTTAGCCGCATGGTTAATTAAAACTAGAAAGAAAGATGTTAAAAGAATTAGCGGTTCTTTAACACAGCAAATAGTTTTTAATAGAAAGAGTGATCCTAAGTATGCTGAAAAGATGGAGAAAACCAGAAAGGAAGTATACAAGCAATTAGGTAGGGATGATTTATTAAAAGAATCTGTTGATACTGAAGATGGTTTAGGTAAAGTTTATTTAGCACTAAGAGAAGATAGTGGACAAAGATGGTGGACTTATAAAGGTTTTGCTGGGAATAAGTTTTTTACACAAGTTCATGAAAACAATATGAATGACATTGATATTAATCCAGACTATCCAGTTTTAACATATCATTCAGATACAGTTAATAAACTAATAAAGGCTGGTAAGATTAAAAAAGAAAATGTTTATAATCACCCAGACCATATATCAAAATCTGGATCTAAGGAAGAATTCCATAAACTGGTTGGAGAAGATGAAAATATACCTAAGACGGTATATTCTAAGAATGATGCATTAGAACAATTAGAATTTCCTATTATTGCAAAACCTGCAGAAGGTCATAGCGGAAAAGGTATTCAGATTATTAATAAGCCGGATTTAATGGAAGATGTAGATGAAAAGATCTTTGATACATTTTCAGAATATATTGATAAAGAAGAAGAGCATAGATTTATAAACTTTAAAGGTAAGCCTATTTTTTGGATGGAAAGAACTCCATTAAATGAAAAAGCTAAAACTGGTAAAGGTAGTGCTAAAAGTGAAATGGAATTTGGTTATGCAAAAAGGAACTTAAGTGATTTACCCGAAGATTAT